CGTCAGGCGTTGACGTGATGCCAGTGGTCGGCACCCTGCGCGGTTATGGCGAGGCCCTCATGGGTACGGTGAGTGCCCGTGCGCTGGAAGGCATGGGTGTGTACGGTGGTTACGACTTCAAGGGCGATCCTCAGAATGTAAAGAAATCCTTTGAAGCCCACATCAAGAGAGGCCGAAAGGTCAGGATGCGCGATGCACCGGGCCGCATATGGTATGGCTGGGACAAGATTGCCGGGGCATCCGATCTTTCGACACGCATAGCCGTCTACAATTCCGTACTGGAAGCGACGGGCAATGAGGCGCAGGCTGCGCTTGAGGCCCTGGAGGTGATTAACTTCTCCAGAAAGGGAGCCAGTCCCGTTATCCGCTACCTGACGGCGGTGGTTCCCTTTATGAATGCCCGTATCCAGGGGCTGGATGTTCTATACAGGGGATCAAAGGGTGAGATTTCTGACTGGGGCAAGCAGGCACGGCGGAAAAACTTCTACTTCCGAGCGGCGACCATCGTTGCCCTGACAGCAGCCTACCATCTCTATCACTCTCAGAGTGATGAGGAAGACGACCCTTGGTATCACAATGCACCTGAATACATAAAGGATAACTACTGGATCATTCCCCCAACGTGGGTAGGCATGAGTAAGAACTCTCCCGCCATACGCATCCCCATCCCATTTGAAGTTGGCGTTCTGTTCAAGGTTATTCCAGAGCGGATCATGTCCTTGATTGATGGCTCGTCCGATGGTAGGGAAACCTGGAACTCGCTGGGCCGTCATACATTTTCAACACTGAACTTCAACCCGATCCCACAATGGGCGCTTCCTGTGGTTGAGGGCGTGTTTAATCATAGCATTTACAGAGGGGAGCCTATCCTTAGTTATTGGGACCAGAAGAACGAAGGTTGGTTAGCCGATCCTGAATACGCCTCCCCGTTCGCCATCATGCTCTCAGAGTCCGTGGATAAACAGGGCGGTAGGATAAGTGCGCAGAAGATCGATCATATTTTCCGAGGGTATGTTGGAACTCTGGGGTCCTATGCCTTGATGGCAGCAGATTCTGCGGGAAGGATTGCCGCTGGCATTCCGGAACGGCCTACGAGGAGGCTGGATCAATGGCCTGTGATTGGCCGGTTCCTGCAAGAGAATGAAGGACGAGGGCCGATCCAGACCTTCTATGATCTTTACGAGGAGTTGGACATCTTCAACACCACCCTCAACAATCTGAAGCGGAGAGAAGATTTCAGGGGAGAGGATTATTTACGCAAGTCCCGTGCTAATTTGGAGATGCACGCCGAGCAGATTAAAATCCTGAAGACCCAGCTTGATGGACTCAGAACCTTCAAGAAACAAATCCAATGGGACACGCAAGCCTCGCCTGCGGCGAAGCGCAGGGCCTTGGATGGTGTGGCCAGACTTTCCAATGAAGTTTTGAGCGGCATCAAAGACCTCCGCACCAAGGCGTTGGTTCGCCGTTAGCCCATGCGTGATCAGCTACGAGAAATCCTTGAGCGGGAAGAGGGTATCAAGCATGAGGTTTACCTCGACCACCTTGGCTATCCGACGTGCGGCATTGGACACCTCATCATACCGGAAGACGAGGAGCATGGCTGTGAAGTCGGCACCCCGGTGAGCGAGGAGCGGGTGGCTGCCCTGTTTGAAGCCGACCTGAAGATCGTCGAGGATGACTGCTGGCAGCTATTTGACCACTACAACTATTTACCGGATAATATACAATTGGTCTGCGCTGCTATGGCATTTCAATTGGGACGAAGCAGGCTGTCGGGTTTCAAGAAATTTCGTGCTGCGATTAGCGACGGGCGTTGGCCCGATGCAGCGGACGAGATGATTGACTCAAGGTGGTACAGGCAAACAACTGCGCGAGCAGAGAGAATGATTGCACTCGTTAGAGAGGTCGAGGAGGAGAAGAAAGATGAAGGATAATATTATAGGTAAGGCATGGGGCTGGGTATCCGGCAGGATTTTAGAACCATCAAGCTGGGCGGCTGCCGCTGCTGTGTTGATAGGGCTGTCACTGATGCTAACCATTTCTTGGATGATGTGGGCAGGGATCGTGGCAGCGGTTGGCGCTCTCATTATCAGAGAACAGGGCAATGGCTAAAGATAAAGTCAAGGTCACTGAGACCTCTCGTGAATACGAGCTTGCCGTCTCTGATCTGGTGCCCGACACCGGAGATGAGGCGCACACATGGTACAATCAGGTAGCGGGGTTGCTCGACAAGTTCAGGGTGATCCCCCGCCTGATCATGCTCGCCTACATCTATGCCTTCTACCAATCTACCATGTGGTTCATGGCATTACCTGATCCGACCAACGCACAGGCTGCGTTCATCTCCACCATCGTGGGTGCAGGCGCGGCGTTCTTTGGATTGTATGTCGGCAAGGGAGGGTCGCCTCTTCCCAAGGGACGTAAGAAATGATCACTCTTCTCGGCAGTTTGCTGGGCTTCGGGACATCTATTGTTCCGGAAATACTTGGCTTCTTCAAGCAGGGGCAGGCGAACAAGCAAGAACTTTTGATGTTGGAGGCCAAGGCGCAGTACGCGCAGGCCCTGTCATCCATGAAGCTGGAAGAGCTTGACGCCAAGGCCGAGATTGTCGAGACAGAAAAACTTTACGAACACGACATGGCGTTGGCGGCACGGGGCGGATGGGTTGTCTCCCTGCAAGCCAGCGTCAGGCCGGTCATCACTTACCTTTTCATGTTCACCTTCCTGGCAGTGGAAGGGGGCATTGTCTACAGCTTGATGACCACGCAAGGTGCCGACTGGGTGACCGCATTACAAGCGGCGTGGAGTGAGGAATCTCAGGCTCTATTTTCGGCAATCTTGTCGTTCTGGTTTGGCGGACGGGCAATGTCTAAAGCCAGGGCAGTGATTGGCAAGCGTTGAGGATATGACAGAGCGTGACCGTCACCGCCTTCATAAAACTGTTCGAGACAGTCGGATATCCGGTATTGACTGCGCTGGCACTAGGGTATTGCCTGTCTTGGCTACTGCGTTGGTTGGTGGGGCGCTTCTCCCGAGACCTTGAGGAGGAGCAACAGCATATTCATCGTGAGATCGATAGCCTGCGCAAGGACATTGCCGAGAGCAAAGTAATTATTGTTCGGCTAATAGATAGGATACGACTGCTATCGGAGGAGGTTTATTCTCACGATGTGGTGGCGCGTACCGTCTGGGGACTTGACCCGCGCAAGGATCGGGCACGAACCAGGGCAGAGCGGCGGGAGCAACTGGAAGATGAGCTTGACGATATCGGCAAGAACGGTATCAGTGGTGGAAAGAAGTAGGTTCTGAATGAATATAAAACGAGCAATGCTAATACTAGCTTTGGTAGCGATAGCTGTAACTGCGATTATAGTGCTAACAAATGATATGAGATGTGCGCCCCCGTGTGTTTAGATGAAAGAAGAACCAACAGCGCAAAAAGAAGAATTAACGGCGCACGAAAAGGCGACGATGACATGGCGATGGACAGCCCTCATCATATATTTGCTGATCTGCTTTTATGACTTCATGTTTGTTCCTATCTGGTACGGTATTAATCGCCCCGATATAAGCCTGTTCATGGAAATTATTAATAGTACCCCAGAGCCAATGGTACAAATGGAGCTTATGAAGAAGCTCACAGGGCAACACAACCCCTTTACATTAATGGGGGGTGGCCTGTTTCACTTGGCGTTTGGGGCCATACTGACAGGTTCAGCTTTTGCTTCAGGAAAGAAATGAATGATACCCGGTGAAACCCGGTGCAACCCGGTGCAACAACATGCTGTGCCTGATGGACACCAGACCACACGATGTGCTATAAGAGTACTGCGCACGGTGCTACGCACTGTTGCGCTCTCTGATGTCACCTCAGAGTTGTGATCCCAGGGAAGGGACCGGTCTAGTCAGCCGGTCCCTTCCCATTTTTGGCGGTCACTCAGTGCATTGCTGATCGCCTCGCTGGACCAGCCCAGGTCCATTAGCTCCTGTTCTGCGGCGTGGCCATCGATCACCCCTATCTCAAAATCGTGGAGAGTGAGGGCGGCTGGCCCGCTAATGGCACCCCCGCGCTCATCCATCAGGGGCATCCTTCTCCTTGGCGGATGCGGCTGCGATCTTCGATGCGATCTGGTCGCCCAGTGTCTTGCCGTCCGGAAATTTTGGTGAGGGATAGGCATCCCTTGCGGCCTGCATGGCAATCTTTATTGCACTGCACCAATTCCGGATGGTCCCCGCCTTCTTCCCCAACCCATCTGCCAGCACCGTC